TGGATTTGCAGTGGCTCCACAATCAGGTGAAACATATAGGGTAGTAGTTAAAGCCTAACAAATGAGCAAAAGAGCCCTCGTACCTATTAACGTACTTGCCGTAGGCACAGCGCCTACTGGCAGGTACAACGGTGACCTTTATTACAATACAGAAGAACGTAATTTGTATGTATTTGACGGAGTTGAGTGGCTTGAAATTCTTGCAAATGCTGCTGCTGAAATAGTTGAAGGTGGAGATGAAGTCGGTGGTTCTGACACTGTAACAGGTGTAGCCGATGGCGGAGATGAAGCAGGAGGAAGCGATGTGTATACAAATTCTTATGATGGTGGAGGAGTAATATAATGTCAGTAACAATCAAATTACGTCGTGGTACTGCGGCTCAATGGACTGCTAGTAATCCAACACTTGCTGCTGGTGAAGTAGGAACAGAGACTGACACTGGAAAATTAAAAATTGGTAATGGCTCTACTGCCTGGACCTCGCTTGCATACGGTGGTCTTCAAGGAGTGCAGGGCGTACAAGGAGTGCAAGGCGTCCAAGGTACTCAAGGCGTCCAGGGTGTACAAGGTATACAAGGAACTTTAGGTGCTCAAGGAACTCAAGGTTTTCAGGGAACTGTAGGTTCACAAGGTACTGATGGAACACAGGGAACAGTAGGTTCTCAAGGTACTCAAGGAACTCAAGGAACTGTTGGTGCACAAGGTGCTGTAGGTACCCAAGGAACTCAGGGAACCCAAGGAACTCAGGGAACCCAAGGAACTCAGGGAACCCAAGGAACTCAGGGAACACTAGGTTCTCAAGGTGCTGTAGGTACCCAAGGAACTGAAGGAGCCCAAGGAACTCAGGGAACCCAAGGTACGGCAGGTGCACAGGGTACCCAAGGAACTGTTGGTAGTTTTGGTGGTGCAACTTTTGATTATACTTTCTCTACAAGCACAACAAACTCTGACCCAGGAACTGGAGTTATTCGTTTTAATGCATCTCCAACATCTGCTACTGCAATGTATATTGATGCAAGTAATGATGATTCAACAGATATCTCTTCATTCTTACAAACAATTGATGATTCAACTTCAACAATTAAAGGTCACTTCCGTGTATCTAAAAAATTAGATACAAGTGTATTTAAACTTTACACAATATCATCTATAACAGACAACACTGGTTGGTTTACAGTTGATTGTGCTTATGTATCTGGAAATGGAACTCTTGCAAATTCGGATGATGTATTAATTACATTTGCTCGTACAGGTGACGTTGGTGCACAAGGAACAACGGGTGCACAAGGAACAACGGGTACACAGGGAACTACGGGTACACAGGGAACTACGGGTGCTGGTACTCAAGGTACAGTAGGAGCCCAAGGAACTGTAGGTACTCAAGGTGCTGTAGGTACTCAAGGAACCGCAGGAACTTCTCCATCGGGAACTGCGGCAGTAACAGACGTTTTAATGCTAGGTGGAATGTAACTAAAGTAGTTCTGTACTACCGTTATGTATTTGGCTATACTGCGCTGCTTCTTGTAAAAACTTTATAGGTTTATATATTTGTGGTTTTATCGTAAACGTATTAAACTTTATTTGGTTTTCTTCTTTTTTCATTCTAAAGTTAAAAACATACCAATCTACAGGGCAGTTAATTCCCTTAGATTCAACATCTTTTATTGTTTTTTCTGCACCACGTCTGTTTACGGCGTACCCTGCACATGACCATTGTTGATACGAACGACAAATATAATCTTGATACACATCGTGCTCTGAAGGATTGTAAGCAAATAAAGAATCATCAGGAACAAAAAATGAAAAAAAGTCCCAGATAGGCATAAGTTCATTCATATAAGTGTTAACAATATTTTTAAAGTTTTTACTTATTACTATGTCATCTTCAAAAATAATTAAAATATCGTATTTGGATTCTAAAAACTTTTTATATGCCAAGTAAGTACTTGCCCAAACTCCTATAACTCCAGAGGATGGTGGGAAGGTCTCTCCTGGCTTACAAAAATCGGTGACGGTGTTTATTTTAAACTTTGGTGTTTTATCTATAAACTCCTTTGCCTTCTCTGCTGTATTTAAATATACAGTCTCAGAGCCAAGGCGTGGCAAAAAAGACATAGAATTTAAAATGCCCTCGTAAGATTTGTTTCTTAATTCATTTCCAGTATCAGTATGAAAGATCTCAAAGCAGGCGTTATCTAACACTTCTCAATCCATACCTGATAACCAGACTCAATCATTGTGTACTCGCCCTTACAGAGGTTAAGAACGCAATCCACGCCCCTCTTAGGCTCTCTGTACTCTCCTCCGCCGTAATTCCAGAGGTAGTCATCAAATGCCATCACCCCACCTGATTCCAGGTGCCTAAAGCCATTCAAGCCATCTATAGCGGTCTGTAGGGCTGTGTGGTCTCCATCTATGTATATGAAGTTATATGAACTAGCGCCTCTTAAAAAGAACTCATCGCTGGTCATCTTATGCTTTAGGATTCTTCCATCCTTTGGGAATCTTGAATCGTAGTAAGCCTCTACTGAAACAAAATCCAAAGATTCATGGGCGGCTTCTTCACTGCCTTCCCAAGTATCAACATCATCTAGATATTCAATTTCTCGATTACTAAACAGCCACTGCGTGGCGTCTCCTGTGTAGGTGCCGATCTGCAGTGCACGAAGTGGGACACTTGGTACATGTCTGAAGTACTTTTCTACATCTTTAAACCAGTTAGGAAACATTAGTTAAACAACTTTAAATTATTAAGGCAACTGTTTACATACTCTTGTGACATTTTGTATTCATCTAGTAGATGATGAAATAGCGCTTTGCTCTCATCTCTTCTACCAATCCACCAACTAGCAACAGCCTTCTCAAATAATAAACAGTAGGTTCCGTTGTAATCTACATATCCTGGAAGAGGTTGATTAAAAGAATTTGTTGCAAATAATAGCCCTAACTCTGCGTAGGTGTAGCACTCCTGATACTCCTTGTTGCGTTCTTTAATTCTAGAAAGAATAAAGTAAGCCTCTGGTCTATTGGGTAAATAAGCAATGGCCTGCATTAAATTATTGTAGACAGTGCGATTTCTATCTCCTTGAGTTCCCCAACCTATAACCATTTTTAATAGTGATGTGTAAGTTATAAGTGGATGAGTCTTATACCCGTGCTCAGCGGCTCGTAGATAAAAACCAGCAGCAGATGCGTACTGTTTCTGCTCTTCATAGGCAGTTGCTAAATTAAAATTACTTTCTACATTGGTTGAGTTTTCAGCCAGTTTTAAAGTTAGTTCTTTAATTTCCATAAAACATGGCCTCCGTAATCATTTCATTTACAACCTTCTTAGGCACTTCAAGAACAAAAGCACAGTTATCCTGAATACCAAAACTTAATACTAAATTTTTCTTTATAACTGCGGCCCCTACGCAGAACTCAATAGGAGTATCTAAGAATGCAAATGAGTTTGTAACTCCAATAAAATTAAACTCTTTATCCCACACAACCATACGATGTCTATAGGTTGAATCTTTTTGATTTAAATAATTTTTCCATAACCTAACTTCATGAGTAAGTGCAATGTAATAATCGCCCCAAGCAACGATGTTAGTACCACCACGTTGATCAGGAGAAATCGGTGGAGTTTCTTTTGTCAGTATCTGCTTAGACTGCGACTTATCAGGATCAGCCCAAACAATTTCAGTAGGCATAGCCCACTTAACAAAATGATACGGCATATCAAGGATAGGCATCCAATTCTTTTCACAGTAAGAATTAAAATCAACAGGAGGTGGAATACGAACTCGTTGCACCTCTGTGGCTGTCCAATTAATTTTATCTAATTCAATCTTGGAGTACTCCATGCGACCTTGCCCATTGGGCGTGGTATCACGCCGTACCCCGATCAGGTAGTAGTTGCTATCCCATTGAGTGATGCGACAATCTTCTTCGCCAACAAACTCCCAGATAGGAGGAACATCAAAGCGAGAATAGTCGACCTTAGTAAAATTAATTAAGTTGTAATCTTTATCAAGACGTCCTATGTAGTTAGTAGTAACTAATCTTTGGTCTCCTTCAGGATGAAGGTATGAGAGTGGTCCCCAAGGACTAAAGAAGCGCTGATCTTTTTCTGAGTGATAGAGCGTATAATTTACGTGCCGAATATTTACAAGAATATCCCCATCATTATCAACAAAAATAGATGGGTTCATTAAGCCCATACCAAAGGTATAGGAATGCGGTAAAATTAAAGGCGCTAATTTGCCCCCTTGAGAAACGGATTTTTGCACCAAATTCATGGGAACACTTTAGCCCACGCACAGGAGTAGTATCGACTAATCTATGCTAATCTCTTCGAAGGAGTCATATGGCAACAGCGTATAAAATTTTAGGCCAAGTAGCAACCGCTACTCTTGGGGCAACTACAGAGGGAACTCTCTACACCTCAACAAGCGTAGAGGCAGTGGTTTCATCAATAACTATTTGCAATCAAGCAGCAAGTAGTGCTTCATATAGAATCGCAGTTCAACCTGTGGCAGATGTTGGCTCTGGCGCAACGTCAAAACATTACGTAACTTATGATGCTACAATTGCACCAAATGATACAATTGCTTTGACACTAGGAATTACAATGGCTGCAGGAAGTAGAATACGGGTGTACGGATCCTCTGCTACACTTTCCTTTGCTGCATTTGGAAGCGAGATTTCATAATGGCTATATCAAGTGCAAACGGCGTAGCAAGTAGTGGAGTTACCGCCGACTCTGTAACAACTTTTACTAACAAGACCATAACTTCTCCAACAGTAACTGGAGGAACTTTTACTAATATTATACTTAAGGGTATCGAAGAAGATATAAATGTTGTTGCTTCTGCGGCAACTGGAACTATTAACTTTGATGTAGATACTGCTTCAATTTGGTACTACACCTCAAACGCAACAGCCAACCACACTCTAAACTTTAGATATTCAAGTAGCGTGTCTTTGAATACTGCTCTAGCAGTAGGAGATGCGATTACCCTTGTGTGGCTTAATACCAATGGTGCAACTGCTTACTATCCCAATGTAATTAACATTGACGGAAGCGCAGTAACTCCTAAAGTTCCAGCGGCAATTAGTTCTGGTAACGCATCTGCTATTGATGCTTACTCATTTACAATTATTAAAACAGCATCTGCTACATTTACCGTTCTAGAAACACAAACCAAATTCGCTTAAGGAGAATCAATTATGCCAATTATTGCTTCTCGAGCAGGTGGCTCTGCTGGTGGTTTTGGTGGTTTAAGAACCTTTGGTCCAGGAAATGTTTTGTTTGATTTAAGAGCGCTCATAGTTGGTGGCGGTGGTAGTGGTGGCGCTAACCTTGGTGCTGGTGGCGGTGCTGGTGGTTACAGACTTCTTACTATCGGCGATACAACTACTCCTACAATTACCGTTACAGTTGGCGCTGGCGCTGCGGTTGCTACTTTCCTAGGTGATTCGGGTAATCCTTCAAGTTTAGCAATATCAGGTGGAAGTACTTACTCTTCATCTGCTGGTGGTAGAGGTGGTGGCAATGATTATAATGGTGGCAATGGTGGTTCAGGTGGCGGTGGAGGAAGTACTGCTGGAACTGGAAACACAGGTTCTTACTCGCCATCAGAAGGAAATAGTGGTGGAGTAAAAGGAGGAAGCCTTGGACAAGGCGGTGGCGGTGGCGCTTCCGCTGGCGGTGGAAACGGTTCAGGAACAGGTGGCGCTGGTGGAACAGGTAGCGATAGTGCTTCCGCTTTTGCTTCGGCTACCTCATCAGGTAGTAGTAGTCGTTATGCTGGTGGCGGTGGAGGTTCAGGACATTACAGTCAGCAAGCCCCAGGTTCAGGTGGTTCAGGTGGTGGCGGTAGAGGTGGAGCCGCAGATTATTATGTCGCCAATAGTGGTACAGCAAATACTGGCGGTGGTGGTGGTGGAGGTCCTGCTAGCGGGTATGGTTTAAATGAATACGGTGGCGCTGGTGGTTCAGGCATTGTGATTATTAGATATAATGATACAAGTCCGTCTGCCTCATCAACTACTGGTTCCCCTACTTTGTACACAACAGGTGGATATAAATACTATAAATTTACAGGAGATGGGACTTTAACTTTCTAATGGCTCACTTTGCAAAACTAGATGAAAACAATAATGTACTTGCTGTTCATGTTGTCAATAATGATGTCATTACCGTAAATGGCATTGAGTCAGAACAATCAGGTATTGACTTTCTAACATCACTACACGGACATACACTATGGAAGCAAACTTCCTACAATGGCAATATCCGTAAACAATATGCGGGTATAGGGTACATTTACGATGAAACAAATGATGTATTTATCGCTCCTGAACCCTTTCCATCTTGGACACTAGATAGCAATTTTGATTGGCAACCACCTGTACCTAGACCGCAAGTTACAGAGTTAAAAGAAATATGGCAATGGAGCGAAACAAGCCAAAATTGGATTAACTTAAACCTAGAATAAATTTTGTTTTTTACTCAATATAGGGTATGGTTTTTTTATGAAAACTGTTTTTTGGAGTCATTTTTGTTTACCTAGTTTTTTACCTAAAATGAAACTTTTAAGTGGTTCACCTAAAAAGTTATCTACTGAAATAAAAAAAGATATGATTATTTCAAATAGAAATTTAGCGCTTTGTCCTGCATCAAATGAATTGTTTAATAATACTTACTATTTAACATTCAACCAAGACCTTGATGAAGATTTTGATGAAAATGGGTATCCTCAACAAAATAAAAAACAATTATTTTTACAGCGTGAAAAACAATTTCAAAACCGTATTTCTGTTGAACTTGATTTTGCTTGGATATTTTATTCAAGTGAACCTTTAATGTTAGAAGTTTTCCCTCCTTTTTGTCATCAAACAACACTACAAAATTTTGGGTGTATAGCAAGCGGAAGATATGACATAGGAAAATGGTTTAGACCTATAAATTTATCATTTTTTTTATGGGAAGGAATAAATAAATTTAAGGCTAAAGAAGGAGAACCTATTTGTTATATTCGTTTTATTTCAGAGACACCAATTAAATTACAAGAATTTTATATCAACCAAAGATTATTAGAAATTGGGCAAAATTCAACAAATCACCCAAATTTTTACAAAAAAAATATACCTTTATTGAAAAGATATGAAAAATTCAAAGAAAGTAATATGAAACATTTAATAGAAAAAGAGATAAATAACAATTTAGGAGAACTTAATGAAAATTAAAAATAAAAATAAAATTATATTTCAAGCCGTAGATGAATACACTAAAGAAGTTGTTTTACCACCAACTCCAGCCAAAGATTTTATTCCTGATTGGTGGAAAAAAATGCAACCTTATACTGCAAAAAAATTATTAACAGATAATAGAAATGAATTTTATTATCCACATGTTTCAGCAAAAAAATGTTTTCCTTTAGTAGATGCAATGACATCAGGTTACATTTTACCATTATGGGCTGATGTTGAAGTAAGCAATGTTTCTAGCGGTAAAAAAGTTACTTGGCTTACTGATAAACCTATTTTTGATACTTGGTCAAATGAGGTCACGCAAGGTATCGAGTACCCTGAAGGTTATGACCCTGAAGTTTTCAAACTAAAAAATTATTATGTAATAAAAACTCCTAATAATTATTCTTGTTTAATTACCCACCCACTTGGTTTTAATGATTTACCGTTCAAAATAATAAGTGGCGTGGCAGATACAGATAAATTAAAAACTATTATTAACCCTACTTTATGGTGGAAAAAAGACTTTGAAGGAATTGTAAAAAAAGGAACACCAATGGCTCAAATAATTCCATTTCGAAGGGAGAATTGGGAAAGTCAAATAGATTTGATGGCTCCAAATAAAAATTATTTTAATGAACAAAAATTTATCAGAACGGTATCTGAAGGTGCTTATGGTCTATTTCAAAGACAAAAAAAGAATTATACTTAAAAATAGGCGAAATAAGGCAGGGCTAATTAAAGGGTATACTAATACCGCCTGAAAGGAGTAAATCATGGCAGGTACAACAACTAAGGGGTTTGTTTATTAGTTCTTTTAGTGAATAGTACTTTTTTATTTCTTTAATAAGGGATAATCCATATTATGCGTGGTTCTAAAGTCCAAGGACGATTTAAAATAGGGTTTGAAACTCTCTCTATGGATGAGGGCATGGTTGATGAACTCCGTGATCCTGTTGGAACTATTGTTAATTGGTGGACTTGGGATGATGCGGCCCTTGCTGCAGATTATGGAAACTACGTAGATCCAATTTACGATGTATCAAATCAAGATCCTGCTAAAGGTCGTAGATGGAATGAGCCTTTTGATCTGCCCGTAATTTTGGCGCAATTAATGCGTGGTACAAACATAATGAATGAACGAGGATTCTACGTAGTAGATACCTTGCGTCTTGTTGTATCTGTAGCAGATATAAATAGATTACTTCCTGCAATGATCACAGACCCAAACCAGCACATCAAGGACCGTGTCGTATTCCAGAATGAAGTATTTATTCCTACCAGAGTCTTACCTCGTGGAAGATACGCCGAACGTTACTCAGTAGTAACTATTGACTGTAACCTAGTAAGCCAGGAGGAGTTAGTCAACGATCCTCAGTTCCAAACCTACGCAAATTAATCGTGGGAAATTTTGAGGAGTTATTAGACCCATCCCTCTTTGAATTTGATAGAGTAGAATTAGGTGACCAAGTAGAAGAGGATGATGATGACAACTAAAAAGGCTAAGGGTAAAGTTGAAAAGGTTATGAAGGAATATAAAGAAGGCAAACTTCATAGCGGTAAGAAGGGTCCTGGTAAAGGCCCAGTTGTTAAATCAAAGAAGCAAGCAGTTGCGATAGCCCTGAGCGAAGCGGGAATGTCAAAGAAGAAAAAGAGTAAGTAATGGCAAGACGGCGCAGGAACATCGGAGCACGGGCTGGTAAGCAGCCTCAAAAGAATATTCAAACAAATGTCACTGAGAGTAAGTACGAATCTGGTGGCGCAAGATTAAAGCGAAAGAAGGGCGGCATAGTGAGAAAACCTAAAGCCCCAATCCGATACAAGCATAAGAAGTCGGTGGCATGATGGCAGATAAGAAGAAGCCAGAGAAGCCAGTAACACTGGGCATTGGAGTTCCTGGAAAGAAGGCCAAGGTAACCCACAAAGTTTCTAAGAATAAGAAGGGTGATGTTGTTGTAGAACACACCAATACCAACCAAGGCAAGTGGGATAAAATAAATCTTACAAAAATGGGCGGATCAAAGACTGTTAAGCAAGGTGTCAAGGCGGTAAAGAGTTGGCACAAGAGCAATCCTCATAGAAGTCAGGGAAGATAATGGCAAAAGCATTCTGGAATACCAAAGATCCTTCAGACAAGGATAAAAAATTAACATCATCTCAAAAGTCTGCGGCTAAGGCTAGAGCCAAAGCAGCAGGACGTCCTTATCCAAATTTAGTCGATAATGCCGCAATGGCAAAGAAGGCTAAAGCCAACAAGAAGAAAGGTAAATAACCATGTGTAGCACATGCGGCTGTATGAAGCCAAAAGACAAGCACGGCATGAAGACTCTGGCTGCTGCTAATAAGAAGTATGACAAGAAGAAGATTGATAAGAAGAAGGACAAGAAATAATGGCTCTCTCATGTAAGACGAAGAACTGCAAGTGCAAGTGTTCCACTTGCCAGAAAGGTAAATAATGAAGAAGTCACTAACCCCTAAGCAGAAGAAGATTGCAGGAGCAGCAAAGCCTGTAGAAAAAATTACTGGCGCAGATTTTAAAGCGCTTAAAAAGAAGAAGAAGAAAGTAATTTAAAGTTAGGCCCCTAACACAGGGGCCTTTCTTATATCCTTGCTTTATCAGAACACCGCTGCGGTGCCTGACTACAGTTCCCACTGGTTGCGATAAAGGGGTTATTTATTATGGCTTATAAGCCTTGGTACGAACAAGTTGCTGAGATGAACAATCAGCAAGAACGTGAAGAGTTTATTCGGGGTGTGTTTGGATTCCGCCCTCAAGAAAAACGTCCCGCTATCGCATCCCTCATTGCAGGTACAACCGCAGCCTATCTTGCTGGCGCAGTCTACTTAGCAACGAAGGCGAAGAAAAAGAAGTGACCTATTTAAAAAAAGCCAAAGAATCTTTAACTAGAGCCAGTATGGAGACTACTCGTTTTATGGGCGCTCATTTACGGTCAGAGGCTAGAGCATCAGGCTGGCCAGATAATATTGTTAGAAGCCTTCATGTTCGTCACTCTGATGGCGCTTTTACTATTCATGGCAACCCAGATCACAAGGCAGAGATTTTAAACCTTGAGTATGGAACTCCAGATAGAAACCCAACCGCTGCGATGCGTCGCTTTAATAACCGTCAGCATGAGGCTGAGAAGTTCTTGATGGCTCGTACTATGCGCCACATGGATGGCTACCTATGACATTCTTATTAGATGAAGATGAAGCACTTCGTAATCTTTTAAAGGAGATGACAGTAACAGATCAGAAGGCTTCTTCTGCTACCGTTAAAACAATTACTAACAAAGCATTGCTATCTAACGTAGTTACAATTACAACCTCAGCACCGCATGAGTTTGAGGTGGGAGATACTGTAACTATTGCTGGAGCATCTACTCCGTTTAATGGCACATACAACATTACTTTAATACCAAGTGATACTACTTTTAAATATGCAAAGACCAATGCCAACATTGCTAGCGTTGCATCGGGTGGAACTGCCACGCCAGGAACTACCCGAAAGGTAGGCGTATGGTTTGGACAACCTGATCAAGAAATTAGAGCACAGTCTTATCCATACATTACTATTGATATGATTGATATTGCCGAAGATTTTTCTCGTGCCATGAGAGGCAAGGTAAAGCCAGCGTACTTAACTAATCCATCTATTATTGGAGAAAGTACTGCTTTTGATGCTGATGAACATGATTGGGAAATTAACTATCCAATACCTGTAAACATTGATTATCAAGTTACTTCTTACTCTCGTCAACCACGTCATGACCGCCAAATTTTGGCGCAATTACTTTACTCAAAACTTCCCTTGAGGTTTGCTGTCCTAGATACAGGACCAAACACTGTGTTCGGCACTACTCGCCGCTTAGATGTTCTGGATATCTCTAAGAGAGACATTACAGAGCAAGGACGAAGATTATTCGTAAATGCAATAACAGTTCGTGTCTCAAGTGAGATTGCGGCTGAAACATATAAACAGATGTACAAAGTGTTGCAAATTAACGTCACAGGTACTGGTGGTAGTCAGATCATAGATCGATCTACCTTCACTACCATCGATTCGTACACTCAATCGGCACCATAAGGTCCCTTCCCCAAACTAGTTAGGAGAAAAAATGGCTTATAGCCGCCCAGGTGTTTACATCAGTGAACGCCTATTACCACCAGTGCTCCCAAGTGGAGTTACTGCAAATGCTGCTGGCGCAGTTGTTGCACCTTTTGCACAAGGCCCAGAAACAGTAACGCTTGTTAACTCTTGGTATGAATTTACTAAGTACTTTGGAGGCTACAACGCTTCCTATCCAGCCACCTTCCAAATTGGCGCTTTCTTTTCTAATGGTGGACGTGAACTGTATGTTCAACGTCTACTTGCTGCTAACGCTGTTGCAGCCTCTAGAAACTTAACAGATGGTGGCGGAGCAACTGCTGCAACTGTTACATCTAAGAATGCTGGAACAGATGGAAACAATCTTCGTGTTGTTCTTACTGCAGGTTCTGTAGCAAGCACTTACACCTTAACTCTTTACAAAGAGTCAGGTGTTGCTAATGACATTAACGATGATATTTTATTAGAGCGATATGAAAATATTGTTTTTGATGATTCAACATCAAGTGACTACGCACCAACTGTAATCAACATCATCTCTCCAAACATTTCAGTATCTGTTGCTGGTGGATATGCGGGTGCATCAATTTCTTTAGCAACCTATCCACTAACAAGTGGTTCAAATGGAACTGCTACCGCTTCAACTGATTACACCAACTATAAGGCTGGTGGATCTTCGGTGTTTGAGAGATACACATCTCTTGATCGTCCATTAGTACTCTTCCTACCTGTAGCAAATGCATTAGCATCTGGAACTGTAGCGGTATTTGATGCTGCAACATCTTGGGCAGAAGATAACAATGGCTTTGTTGTAATTGGAACTGACCCAGATTTAACAGTAGCAAATGCTGTTTCTTTTGCTGGATCTCTTACTGATACAAGTAACGCTGCTGTATACTTTCCAAACATCTACATCTCTGATCCACTAGGACGTAGTTCTGGAGCACTTCGTAAAATTGAACCTACAGGTTCGGTAGTAGGTCTTTACCTATCAACCGATGCAAGCCGTGGTGTATTTAAAGCACCTGCTGGAATTTCAACTCCAGTATTAGGAATTGTTTCTGTAGAAAGATCTTTTACATCTACAGAGTTAGACACAATGAATGCAAGCACATCTCCAGTAAATCCAATTCGCCAAATTCCTGGTGCTGGACTTTCTGTAATGGGTGCTCGTACATTAAAGCAAGATGGAACTGCAAACAAGTATGTAAACATGCGACGTTCTTTAATTTATATTCGCAAGAATCTAAAGAACTTAACAGAGTTTGCACTATTTGAAAACAATGACGAAAGATTGTGGGCCCGTATTAATACTAATATCGGTTCCTTCTTAAGTGAGTACCGCAACCAAGGTGGCCTTCGTGGAGCAACTCAAGCACAGGCTTACTTTGTAAAGTGCGATGCAGAGAACAACTCAGATGCAGATATTGCAAATGGTGAAGTTCACATTCAAGTTGGTGTTGCTCTTCAATACCCAGCAGAGTTCATCGTCATCGATCTCAGCCAAAAGACGCTGAACTAACCCGAAGGAGATAATAAATAAATGCCTACAATCATTAATAATCGGTCAAGTTTAATAACCGATCCATTACGTAACTTTAGATTTTTAGTTACGTTCAAACCTATCCCAACAGCAAGCACTGCAACCACAAATTTGGCTGCAGCAACTACCTTTGGGTTTACTTCAATCTCTGGAATGGCAGTTACTACTGACTCTATTCCTTACCGTGAAGGTGGATATAACACCACTGTTCACCAGATTCCAGGGCAAACAACATTTGCTCCTATTACATTACAACGTGGTGTAATTCTTGGAACTAATCAAAACTATGAGTGGATGAGAAATATGTTCGCTACAGTTCAAGGCGGAGGAAGCACTCGCACTAAAGAGCAAAACTTCCGTTGTAATCTGGAAGTTCAAGTACTCTCTCACCCAATTCCATCAGCAGGTGAAACTGCTCAAAACAGTCCAGCAACAACTGATCACGTAGCAATGCGTATTGAAGTTTATAACTGTTGGCCAACCGCTGTAGCATACTCAGACTTAAACGCTGGCGATAACGCTTTACTTGTTGAACAGATGACCTTGGTACATGAAGGTTTTAATATCAACTTTGCATCATCCCTAGCAACTAGCGCAGCAGCGTTCACCCCATAATCTAACAAAGGATAACAATGACGAACACCATTAGTGCAGCGGTTAATCCCGCATTAGCAAATCAAATGTTAAACAAGGCGTTGACTGAAACGCCACAAGCAAGAACACCTGAAATCGTATCTCCTTCAGATACAACTGTTGAACTTCCTGGCGGCTATATAAACGCCGCTGGGGAGGTCATCAGAACTGCAGAGGTACGTGAACTAACGGGTAAAGATGAAGAGGTTATTTCTAAAACCAATAACTTAGGTAAAGCAATCTTAACTATTTTACAATTAGGAACAGTTAAAATTGGCAATGAGCCAGCAACCGACAAGATACTTGATGAACTATTAGTTGGTGACAGAGATGCAATCTTGCTTGGCATTATTAAAGCCACCTTTGGAAATACTGCAAAACTTCCAATCTTTTCAGATGGCGAACAGAAATTTGTTGAGATTGATCTCAACACAGATATTAAGACTAAGGTTCTTGCAGACCCTATAAACGAACGTATGTTTACCGTAAAAGGTAAGTCCGTTGAGTACACCGTAAAACTGCCCAATGGAGTTGTTCAAAGAGAGATGGTTAACAATGCAGATAAAACCTCTGCAGAATTAAGCACCATTGTTCTTGAAAACACCTTAGTACGTATAGGAGAGAATCCTGTATACAGCAAGGCGCAAGTGCAAGCACTTAGCGTTGGTGACCGTAGAAAGATTATAGAAGAGATAAATAAACGAGCCCCTGGTCCACAATTTGAAAACATAGTTGTTACAGACCCCGATACAGGAAGTGAGGTAACGGTTCCTATTAATTTAGGTGCCTTATTTCAATTCTAATGTAATTAGTTACGAAAGACTATTCTCTGAATGGTCTGCGTTATCTGAATACTATAAAGGATGGTCTTTATCTGAGATAAAAGGTTTATCTCGGAGAGAAAGAAGCAACTGGCTAGAGGTTGCTCTAGTGCGATATGAAAGGATGATCAATGGCTAAAGATCCCTTATCGCAAATTAATAATGTAAATGCTGGTCTTGACCAGACAATTAAAAAAGTTACTACGCTTGAATCTCTTTCTAGAAAATTAGGTGGCATTGCCACAAAATCTTTAGATTCATTAACTCGCATAATGATGCCAAGTGTTGGCATGGGTCCTGGAATGGGACTTGGAACTGCCAACGCTCAGTTTAGTAATGGCGCAGGTGGTACACCTGCTACTGGTGCAACCAATGCAATGCCTTGGATTTATTCAAAGCCAGGTGCTGCGGGAGTTGCGGGAGTTCAATTTGGGTTAAGTGTTGCTGGCGGTATGTACAACGCAATGCCAGATCTTGGCATGACGATCTCTCGTGCTACTGGCTTCTTCCAGAGTTCACTTCGTACTGGTGGCGGAATGAATCGTGCTGGAGTTGCTGCCGCAACATTTGGTGCATTGGGTGGCGGAATTACTGGACTAGGTGAAGATGCTGCTGCTGCAGCAATGCTCTCTCAAGGCTATAACTTTATGCCAGGAACTGCTTCATTTACAAACAAAATGAAAGAGGTAGGCGGCGCTGCTCGTTACTTTGGAATGGCAAATGCTACGGCGGCTCAGGCTATCGGTGGAATGAGCACAGGAAGGATGGGAGCACAACTCTATCAATATGGTATAAATACAACTGATCCAAATACAGGACAACCTGTTTCAATGGAAAAAGTTGCACAACAACTCTTTGATCGAATGACAATGGGTGGAAAAATAGACCCAACTGCAGAACAGATGGCAACAAATTTACGAGCAGGTTTTGGTTCTGTAGATATGCAGATGTTCTCTGCAGAACAACGAGCATTATTAGAACCAATGCTTATAAACATGGCTGCTGGTAAACCATTGGGCGATTTAGCAAACTTACCATTTAATCCTGACAATCCACAGAATGCACAGATGAAACTTGCTACATCTATGTCATCATTAATGGAGCGTGGCACAGAGCCAATGATTGCTGGCTTTGAATCAGCAGCAAATGCAGCGGCTGCATTAAATACACAATTAGAAAAACTGCCTGACGGATTCTTTAAAGCAAAAGGATTTGTGCAAGGACTTTCAAATACAAACGCAGCCTCAGCAATTAGTGGTGTAGTTGGAGGAGTTGCTGGTGCAGCGGGTACTTTGTTAGTAGCAAAAGGTGTTAGAAATATTTTGGGAGGTGCAGCCGCTAAAGCGGCTGCTGCTGCCCTTGCTGGTGGTGCTGCGGCTACAACTGCTGCAGGCGGTGCTACTACCGCTGCTGTGGCTGGTGGTGCTACTACCGCTGTGGCTGGTGCAACTGCTGCAAAATTTGGAATAAAGGCCGCATTAAGATTTGTGCCGTATGTTGGTACTGCATTACTTGCTTATGAAGGATTAAAATTTTTAGGAAAGAGTATGTTTGGCACACCTGCTAATGCAGCGCAGACACCACAAACGGGAACGCAGATGACTGCTGGCATGGATCCTCAGTTAATGCAAACTCTACAAAACGCTGGATTTAAAGGTGACTCATTAACTACTGCATACGGAATTGTAAAGGCTGAATCAGGTGGAAGAGCAAATGCGTACAACCCAACTGGCATGGATGATTCTTATGGACTATTTCAAATTAATATGGAAAATAATGATCCAAGAAATCCTGGTATGGGAACTAAACGTAACGAAGCGTACTTAAAGAAATACGCATCTATTGGCTACACAGGACCAGAAAGTTTAAAAGATCCATACATCAATGCACAAATTGCATACGACATTTCTAAAGGCGGAACAAATTTTAGACCATGGACTACATATACTAGCGGCAAATATTTACAGCATACTAGTGGAGTTACTTCTGCCAATGTTGGTAATAAAACAGTAAACATAAATGTTAGTTTAGCAAATGCGTCAACAGCAGAGGCTAACCGATTGGCTAAACAGGTAAAAGAAATTTTGTTAAAGGATAAAGATCTTCAAGAAGTGGGAGGTAAATAATGCCTGGAGAAAATAGTAACCCATATCAGTACACAAAAACTGTTGATCAAATTATTGAAGAGCGAACTGATGCTAAAAGAAATGTTGAAAATGCACGTATTAAGGCTGCGGCTGATAAACAAGCGGCTGAAAATAAAGCAAAAAAATCAAAACAAATATCTGCTGTTTCAAAAGAGTTAACCAGTATCAGAAGTTTTCAAATTGCTTTAGAAAAAGAAATTACAGTAGCAGAAGCAACCCTTAAAGCAGCCGTTGGTGGTGATGCAATTGATGCCGCTATTTTAGCCCTTAATGGGTTACGACAAAGACGTACGAATTTAAAAACTAGAGAAACAAATGCTATTAATCAATTAAAAAATCTTGTTGATCAAATTGATCAAACAAGAACTGCCCAAATTAATATTTCTATTAAAGAATCAGGCTTTAAAAAAGAAGATGCAAAGAAAAAAGGTGGAAAAGTAAAACCTGCCGAGGGTGACGAAAAACCAAAACCACCAGCACAACAGGTCTTTACTGGATATAAATACAATGCCCCGATGGTTAGGTCAGAGTATTTTGCTGATAGATCACCACAAACAACGACAACTGTGCGTGGAGTTTCTGGTGCTGGAAACTTTTCTGATGCTAGAGACATGTTTTCAGGCACGGGAGTTGCAAAAGGCACTATGCAAATGCCATTTGACCTTACAAAGAGTGCGGCATGGAAAAATAAAACAGGTATATATAAAGAAGATCCAACAATGTACGGCTTTAAATTTTTATACAATCCAACTGAAGTAAGTATGGGTTGGGGAATGTTAGAGTCAGTAGATCCAAACGTTATCAGAAGTGGAGCAGCGGGAGGATTAGCCCCTGTTACTGGTGTTGGTTTATCTACAATTGATTTTACGTTATTGTTAAACAGAATTAGTGACATGAATTTTTTAGATGAAAATGGATTAGCGCCAGGAGAAAACAATCCTTATCCAGGTTTTGACGACAAAAGTAGAGTAGAAGATTTAAAAACAATTTATAAAAAAGGAACTATGTATGATCTTGAATACTTGTTTAAAGTATTAAATGGGCCAAGTGCTACTCATCAAACTATTTTAAATGGGCAGAGTGCTGACTGGGGATTCTTAATTGGAACTCAAGTAGAGTTATTTCTTGGAGACGGCTTACGATATTTAGTTAGGGTAAACGGCATAAATGTTAATCACACAATTTTTAATGATCGAATGGTCCCTGTTATTTCACAAGTCTCTATTTCGTGTGGAAGATACAACGATGTTGGGTTACCCGCTAGTGATGCTAGGAGTCAAGAATGATTTTTTTAGATAGCAGATATGTTGATGGAACCTTATTTAAGGCTTGGCACGCTGGTAAACGAGAATACCATTTAACAGTATTTAGAAATTATCCAACAACCCTGATTGGTTACTTTACCTATGAGTGGGTTGAAACTGACCGTTTGGATTTATTGGCTAAAAAATTTTTAGGAAACTCTTCTTTGTGGTGGAAAATACTTGATATAAATCCAGAAATTATAAATCCTCAAGACATTTCTGCTGGTACTCAACTTAGGATTCCAAATGCGTAATACAGGAACTCAGAGCAGACTTAGTAGTTATTACAATGTGTCTTATCCCGACTTTCCATCTATTGAAATACAACCAAACGAAATTGTCTTGCATCAAGAGATGGGTAAGCACGACATCCTTGAACTACGGTACACACTCTTAACTCCTTTTATTCTTAAAGCGTTAAAGACTGGAACTCCAGTTCAACTTACTTGGAAAAACGATAAAGTGTCTGGAAACTTTTTTGGCTATACAACAGTTGTATCTCTACCTATTAAATATCAAGATTATCAAGAGACAAAAATCCAGTGTGTAGGAACCTCTTACCCTTTAAAAGAATCCAGTTTTAAAGTTTGGACTAATAAAACGGCTTCTCAAATAGCAATTGAACTTGCTAAAAAAGCAAAACTAAAGCCAATGGTTACTCCACATAAGACAATTTTTACTCAACAGTCTTTGTCTGGAAAATCTTACTGGGAAAAATTAAACGAACTTGCGGAAACAATCGGTTATGGAATACAAGTCTCTGGCACTGAACTACACTTTCATCCAATTGATAAGATGATTAATCAATTTATGACAACAATTCCCGTTCTATATTCAGATAACTCCTTTGTCTCTCCATTTAATAACTTTAATGCGCCAACGTTAGATGCGTTTGAGGCTCGTATTGGTGACTATCTTGAGACCTCTGGTGAATTAAATAGAAATACGAACATAGTTACAGGTGTTGATCCCGTGACTGGAAAAGTTTATTCGTCAACAACCTCGCCAAACAAAGTTGGAAAATCAATACGAACAACTACTAAAGATCCGTTATTTCTAAAAAATAGAACAAACATCGTAGTAAATAGCAGCGCCATGGCTAAGACCTTGTCCGAAGCGGTCTCTCATTTAGGAAGGCTATCTATTCCAGGAAAAGGCAAGGCGCAAGGGGATCCAAGAATTGCTCCTTGGAGAACTGTTGAGGTTCAAGGAACTCAGGGTGGGGGAGATGGCTTCTGGGTTATAAAGAAAGCAATTCATTCTCTTTATATTTCTGGAGAGTATGAGGTGGAGTTTGAATGTCGTACAGATGGTGTGGGAGGTAATAAGCCAAGTGCTTTTAGACCATCCTCTGCTGGCACTGTTCCATACAGAAATATACAAAATGATATGATAGGTAATTCAAAAAATAAACCAAGTGTGACTACGTTGAACTCTAGTAAGACTTTAGTTTCGCAAGAATCATCGGGTTATAAAACAACCCCTAGAAAATGGAGAGGTAACTAATGGCTCAGAAAGCAATTGCACTTCCCTTTTCTATTGATCCTTATGGAAAGGTAAGTTCAACACAATCTCAATCTAAAATATGGTCTGATCGAGTTAAGTCTGTTTTAGGCACCTCTTTAAGAGAAAGAGTAATGCGACCAAATTTTGGAACTTTAATTCCTTATACTCTGTTTAATTCAGAAACTGAAGCAACTGCTCAAATTCAATCGGAGGTTGAAAAAGCCTTTGCTCAACAGTTAGACCTATTAACTCTTCAACAAACAATTGTAACAAGTGATATTTACACAAGTACTTTGACTGTTGAAGTTATTTATGGGTTACCAAACGATGAGGTTACTAGCACACTCATTGGCTTGGTCTTCTCTCAAGGTGCTAACCCAATCTACGAGGAGTTACTATGACCGTTGCGCCCGCATCGAATATCCCTATTTCAATTGATTACACAGGAAGAGATTACTACTCACTTCGTGAAGAATTAATTGCCAGAATTCAAGATCGTATACCTGAATGGAATGCTTCTGACCCAGCAGATTTTGGTGTTGCCCTAGTAGAAGCCTTTGCATATATGGGAGACTTAGTCTCTTATTATATTGATCGAGTTGCTAATGAATCATATATTAGAACCGCAACACAAAGAGAAAGTTTATTAAACAT